AGTTGCGGGTCAGGATGCCGTTAGCGGCACCGGTCGGCGCGCTATCGACGCCATAGGTGCCTTCCTTCTTGGCAAGGACGACCGCTACCCAATCAACCATTTTGCTTCTCCGTTTCTGACGACCCCGGCGCGACGACAGGGCCGGGGGTCGCAGGGGTCGTTACGACCGGGGCGGACTCCGGCGTCCAGGCGTCCGGTTCCACATTCGGATCAGGCCTACCCATTCCCTCCAGCACACGGCGGCGCGCCGGGCCTGTAAGCGGCAAGCCGTAGCCGTCGAGTTCGCGACCGAAATCATCAACGGGGCGCGGCTGAGTTGGTTCTGCCTGGGTTGTTTCCACTGCTGGTTCCACCGTCGTTTTCGCTTTCCGCTGCCTCATTGACTTTGCTTTCGAATGTGAGATGACGTCTTAAAGGTGAGCATCCACGCGACACGGTATCCGTCGGCGGACAGCAGCCTGCCTCCGCCATATTCCGTAGGACGCCCGGCTTCGGGGTGGGTCCATCCGACCATCGCGTCGATGACACGATCAACTTCGCGCTTCAGGCCATCGTCCACTTCATCACCGGCACGGGGTCGTCCTTCGACGATGACGACGACGCCGAACGTCTCATCCACTTTCTGGTCAATGACACCGCTCATGCGATTGGGCTGGCCCGTGTCGCCCTGGGGCACGACGAACAGGGCCGGGACGGCGCGTGGCGATTCGGTCAGGCCCGCCCATTCCAGCACGCCCTTCACGGACCTGAAACCGGCATAGCCCATGAGCTGATTGACGATTGGCCCTTGCGCGATCATGCGCCGCCCTTTCCGAACAGGGTACGGACGAAGTCACCCATAATCTCTACCACCGTGCGCTGCTCATCAGGCCCGAAACCGATATATTGCCGCTTGGGCATGACTACCTGGGCGACGATCCTTCCACCAAAGGACAGCGCCTTCTTGCTACGCGGCTTGATCGTGCCGCCATCATTATGGATGCGGGCGTATCGGGCCGGGCCTGCCGTCCCGGTCACACCGACCTGCGCGAAATCAGACCCGAAATCGGGAACGATCGCGTTGAGCAGGTGACGATCCAGTTGCAGCAACGGGCGACCCGGATCGACATTATCGCGACGCTTTTTCCAGGGAACACCAAAGGGATCGCGTTCCTGGGCGAAGCGATCACGGACGTGATCCATCCATTCCGCTGCTATCTCACCCATCGGGTGGCGCAGGTCCGCACCCTCTTTGATAGCGCGATCTAGCGCGGCATTCAGTTCGGCGTCGTCGAGCTGGATGGCAACGTCAATGCCCGCACCCATCGTCAATAGCCCCGCAGGCCGTCTGGATAGGCACGATAGCCCGGCGCGATCAGGATCGGATTGTCGCTCACCGCTTCGACCGGCGCGGTAACAGCCGGGATCGGCATTGCGCCGGATGCGATACGCTCCAGCATCCGCATGGCGGATTTACCTTGTTCGGCTGCGCCGTCCGGCGCACCTTGCGGATAGAGCCGCACCCGCGCCAGATCGCCAACCATCATTTTGACGATCAGGGGCGCTTGCGCCAATGGCACCGTGTAACGGCTAGCGATATGAGCATCGACCGTGGCTTGCGCGTCGATCAGGGCGTTGACCAGCAAGGCCCGGTCGATTCGGCCTTCCCCCGTGTCGGTCATCATCATGACCTCCTTCAGGGTGAAGTGGTCGATAAATTCGGCAATGGAGAGGTAGGCCGTACCGCCGTCCGGCATGGTCCACGCCATGTCGATGACAGTGATTTCCAGTTCGGTCTCTGCCCTCTGGCCGTCGGCGTCATCGGCAATTGCAGTCACAAGGTAACGCTCGCCATCCGTCCCCCCGGAGATGACGAGCGTCACCGCGCCTGCGAAAATCTGGGGCACGACTCCCAGTTCCGCCACGCCCGCGACCAGTCCCCTGGCCACGACATCTACCGAATGCAGCGCCGTGACAGTCGATACACCATTGAAGGTGAGGGACCGACGCAGCTCTTCGGAAGGCTGTTTCAGGATTGTTTCAAATGCCATGCACCCTGGCTTCCGCAAAGAAGGCCAGCACTGAGACGATCAACCAGAACGTCAGGGCCAAGCAAAAGATGGCGTATCCCGCATCGAACACACGCGCTGGCCAGCGCACCTCCACGCGGGCAGGCATCAGCGCTGCAGCCAGAAGCATGACCAGCAGGCCGAGCGACGACAACGCCAGCGCCACGGCAATAAGGGACGGCATCACTTGGCCGCGGCCTTGGGCTTGCGCGGGGGCGTAGCAACCGGTGCCGGTGCAATAATGGGGGGAACGGCGTCAGGCACGGGCGCTGCGATTGGTACCGCCAGACGGCCTTCAGCGCGCCGGATATCCAGTTCAGCCAGCAACTGCTCGTTCGGGAAGTCACCCAGAACCTGCTCGGCGTTATCCGGCAATCCTTCGCCGACGAAGAATACTACGCCGCCCAGATCCTCAATCGCGCCGACCAGAGCATAACGGTCTGTCACGGCAACGACCGCGATCGGCGGGAACAGAGCGGACGAAAGCGCATTGGCTACCTGCCCGGAAGATTGCACGAGAAAACTGACATGATCGATAGGGCAGGTTTCTTCAGCATCCGTCGGCACGATCGCTTCCAAATCCAATAGATCGGTTGTTGCTTTCGTGGATGGCAGGATCACCACCTGACCCACGCTAATCGGCGCGCTATCACGGTCGGCGCGCCGAAAGCCGCGAAGGGGCGTTTTAACTTCATAGGTTTGCATGATGGAACTCCGGGTAAGGCGAAGTTGGCGGGAGCAGTGCAGCGCTCCCGCCAGCGCAGGGCTGGCTCAGGATCAGAGCGCGCCCTGGAACAGGAAGCCTGCGTCCGCGCCGACCAGTTCAGCCGAAAATTCATCCAGCACGTCATTCTTCCAACTGCGGATGTCGCCATCCCAGCGGGCCGGTTCGACCAGCGGGTGGCCGCGCAACTGGTAGGTGTAGCCGTAGCTGGGCAGCGGCATCTGCCGCTGACCCTTGGGCGCGACCCAGGCGAGGATGGCGTCATTGCCCCAGATATCGACCGTCGCGCCAGCATCCGTGTCGTAAATGCCATCACCCGAAACGACATTTTCGATGTCGAAATAGGCGGCCAGCATGGCGATCGTGATCGATGCCGAATTGGTATGCTTATAATGGTCCAGCAGCCTGGGATGCTTGCCCAGCGAACTGGTCAAGCCACCCGTCAGAACCAGCGTATTAGGACGCCGCCCAATGCGCTTGCGGATGACCTCCTTTGCATCGAACACCTGCTCTTTGGGGTTGCTGTCCGGGTCGGACCATTTGAAGTCACCCGCCAGCGCCACCTTGTTCGACGCAGCATAGGACGCGGCATTGCGCGCCACTTCGGCACGCTGAATTTCCTTTTCCATGGCGATGACCGCCAGCACCGTGTCAACACCGACCTGCTGAAGGTCAATACCGGGCACCGCGCCCGCTTCCTGCTGATGCTCGATCGGCGTGACCGCCGAGAGTGCTTCCTGATGCAGCGCGACCGGCTTCCCTTCGAAGCCGAATTCCAGTGCAGCGATCTGCGAGCCAGGTGCGCGACGGGTGCGGCGACGGCGGAAACTGGACCGATCGAATTCGATCCGCTTTGCGGCACGGGTCGGCATTTCAACGAGCGGAAACAAGGCTTCGCCGACAAAATCGGCATTAACGTAGCCCCGCGCATGTTCGGTCAGGATAGGATCGACGACGCGGATTTGAGAGCCATTCATGGACATAAAACAGGCCTTTCAGTGAAAACAGGGTGGAAGGCCGTTGCGCCGCCTGGGCAAGATCAGGCCGCCTTCCTGGGCTATATTCGGGCGACCTTCATCGCCACCCGACTTCTAGAGCTTGAGGAGTATCTCGATCTTTTGCCCGGCAGCGGCAGCAGCGGTGACCGCATAACCGTCAAGCGGACCTGCTCCGCCGCGCTCAATGGCCCGGCCACTGCCGTCTGCAGCGGCTTTGACCTCAGCACCGGCAGCAATTGCGCCGCCTGCCTCAACGATCGTCGTGCCATGCACATCGACCGCGAAAGCCTCACCAACGGCAGCGGCATATTGCGTCACGCCAAGCGCCTTGGCACCCGAAGCACATTGCAGGCCGGTCATCAGACCTACGAAACGGGCTGCGCTGACCGCCGCTGCGGCGACTTGGCTCATTGTGAAAATGACAGTTTTCTGCATGGTTCAGTCCTGCTTGAAGATTGCGTAATGGGGTGGGTCAGCCAGCCGCCTGGGCGCGCTTGACCGCGTCGATCCACGACAAGCCTGCATTCTCCTGCTGGATCGCCTTTGCGCGGGCGTGCAGATCGGCCTGTTCGGGATCGACGTCGTATCCTTCGGGCGCAGCGAAGCTGACATAGGATTTGTCATCCTTCGGCTTCTTGCCCCGTTCGGTCAGGTCGATCAGCGGCGCGCCGGTGGACAGCAGCTTTTTCAATGCGGCGGCGGGGGACATTTCGCCCGCCTCGCCGAAGCTGACGACCGCGTTGGCGTCCAGATGATCCAGAAC